AATAACTTTTCATTAAACTCATCTAAAGAAAATGATCAACTGGTGATAAATAGAAAAGATCTTGTTAATGAAATCTCAAAACTATAATAATATTATTAAAACCTTAAAAACAAAAGGTTTTAAGAAAATAGAAATAGATCCAATCTTAGAGTCTAAATTTATATTACAAAGATCAGGAGAAAATTTTAGGAAATATTTATTTTCCTTCTATAACTCAGATGCACAAGAGCTCACATTAATACCCGACCTGTCAATCTCAAGCATTTTAAGTTATGCAAAAAGTAAAAAAAATTCTAAAGAAAAAGTTTTTTATACGGGAAGTGCATTTAGAAAATCCTATAATAAAAATAAAGTTGTAATTAGACAATTAGGATTAGAGATTTTCTCATCTCAAAATGAAAATAAAGATGATAAAGAAATCATTGATACATCAATAACAATTCTAGGTGGATTATTAACATTATAATGAGTTCCACCAGATTCTATACCAATACTCTCTATTTTACCCCTTGTTATTGTTGTAGCACTCTTCCAACTAAGAATAGCAGTTCCATCTATTAAAAATCCTACAGGTTCGTTTGTTGGTATAGTTTCTTTACTTCCTTCTGGACTACGTTGGAATGTTCTAGGGAATTGTCTAATATACTTTCCATCTTCAAGAAAAACCTCAGATGGTATAAGATCTGCATCATTTTGTGGATCTCTAAAGAAGTTATAGTCAGGAATACTAGATGTATAAACATATGTTGAATTATCTTCATACCAAACGGTATTGATCCCTGTTAAGAATCCTCTTCTAGTTGTACATGGTATAGTGTCATTAAAGTCCCAACTATTAATAATTCTATCATCTACTTCAATAATATCCGATACTTGACCAATATCTCCAACTTGATATGAAGTAAGAGTAGAATCTACACTAAATCCAGAAACACCTGCATATATTACAAAAAATACAGCTGGTCTACCTTTTACAGTTGCTAAAGATGCAGAATCGTAAATTGTTTCACCAATCTTATATCTTGTAGTATTAAAGTTCTTAACTTTAAAATAATTTAGAGTTTTTCCCGTATACTCTACTAAAATCTCACCAATACGTAAATATCCCGTTTCTGGAAACTCATAAGTAGAATCTACGAATAATTTGTCGTCAATTAGTGTTGAAGTGATTTTTGTAAATCTTGTTGGGTTTAAAAGTGCTCCATTTGATAATTCAACCTCATATACTTGACTTGAAGAAGAAAAGACGTTTTCTACGGTCTGAATTGGAAATTCATTACCTCCTTGCATGAATGAATCACCATCAAGAGATCTTGGATCGTAATTATCTAAAGATTCAATCCTAACAATCTCTTTACTCTGATAAGTTGCATTTGAAGCGTCAATTAACGATTCATTGTAATTTTTAAGTTCTGGTTTTTCTTGAAAAAGGAATTTGAAGTAATAATCAATACCTTGAGGTGTTCCTTTAGAAAGATAGAAATCTTTTGCTCTTTTTAGAAGGAAATCAACATTTACAAGGTCTAAATTATCAACTAAGACGTTTGATGGAAAATCTATTAAATATTGCTCTCTAATTTGTTCTAGAAAGTATAGAATGTAATTATATGACTGATTATTGACAATAGAAGCATCTGCATGGTCAGCAGCGACTGTTACAACGTTTGGAGTAAATCCATCAGTGACAGTTAAGGTATTATATGTCCATCCTCTACTACATTCGTTAAAATTAGTTTTATTGTCTGCTGTATGCTCTAATCTCTTATAAAAGATGACCTCAGAATCAATTTTAAGCAGTCCGTTATTTAAGGGGAAGTCAACATGCCCTAAAACTGTAATAGACGTGTCTGAGGCGGTTATAGCACCGTCTAGGGTTGCTTGTGCATCCGCTTCTGTATAAGTATCAATATCTACAAGTTCTGTAAGACCATTTAACAAGTCAAGAGCATTTCCATTAGTTTCTAAGAACCTATAGTAGTCCTTAAAGAAATTAATGAAATTTGGATACTCATTGGACAGATAATCTGGAACCTGCTGTTCAATAGAGTTTGATACTTGTAAAGAATTGAACATTAGCTAGAAACTGGTGTTTGACCTACTCCTGATGTTCTAGATGAAGATGAAATATCATCTAGGATTGTTGTAACTGTAATATCTGAATCTGCTATTGTTAAATAGAGATCTCTCAAGGCAATAATGTCGTTAGATGCAGGAATCATTGATACAGAGATGTATGGAGTTCCTCCGACTGTAGAACTTATGTTAATACCATTAATATTTATTTCACCCATTGAATAATCAATAGTTCCGATATTTTGACTGTAGTATTTCTTCTCACTTCCGTCTACACGGTAAATTGCAATACTGTTTGTACCGTATTTCTCCAAATACCAAATATATGACTGATCTTCACCAGTCAACTTGAATCCACTGGATACAAGGTCAGTATTTTGTGAAATTACGTTACCATAGCATATTGTGTAAGATGCAAAAACATTAGTCAGTGCTGTAATGTTCTTTTTCATCCGAATACGTGTAATATTAGATGTTATACCAATATCTGCATCATCAATTAGACCAACAAGCTTAGAATACTTAAATTTACCGTTAAATCTCTCTAAATCTGCAGTGTTACCAAAATTCTGGATTGTACTCCTTACAACATTGGTAATATTTGCTGAATTTCTGCGTGTATTGTTATTGTTGTAGTAAACAAAGGAAGTTATCTCCAAATACAAGAAAGAAGGATCTATAATCTCAGGTATAACACTTAATATCGTATATTTCTTGATTGCCTTCTGTAATTCTTTCTTAGCAGTAGTTGTAAGTGCTTCTGCACCATTAGGTTTTGCTACAATGTATACTTTTCCATATTGCGGAGGATTTGCTTCTTCTCCACCATAAACAGATAAAGATTGTAAGTTAGGATATAATTCCGCAACTAAAGTTTCATAATCCCGTACAGTTACGGCTCTACGCTGAGAAGAATAATATCTTGGAGCCAAATATTTAATAGATGTAACGTCTTCTGGATCAGCACCACCAAAAGAATTAGTAGTTACGGTAATTGTTGGTTGTAAATCCGTAATTGTTGTACTTCCACTTATGATAGTACCTACAAATTCAAAACTACTACACTCATTTGCTAATGCTTTGTTAGTGTTAAGGTACTCAATAGCAATACTATCACCATTTTGTATCTTACGTCCAAACACTCCGTCTCCAAATATAATTTCAAACTGTTCACTCTTATTTTCCTGTACAAAGTAAACTCTATCAGTTGCAGAGATCTCAGTAATGTCTTTTACTGGTCTATATGACAATGGAACACTAGTATCAAAGTGATCTACTATAACTGTAAGTAAATCAACATCTGCATCAGCACTAGGAATGATAAATGACTGTTTTGTAGATGTATCTACTGCATAATTAAGATTTAATAGGTTTCCTTGGTAAATGTCAATGTCTGTAAAGGTAACACGACGAATTCCATTACTATCAATATAGGATTCTCTGGTAACATCTGCTAAAACACTAAAAATGAAAGTTCCTTCAGCATTTTTACCAACAAAGGCAGTTCCTTTCTTTAAGGTAAGTGATGACTGTGCAGGTGTTACGACAAAATCCATCGTAATGGTTGCTTTTGCTGCTTTTGCAGACCTTGGGGTATATCCAACTAACTTAGCAAGTGATACTACATTCTCTCTTATAGAGGCACTATCAAAAAAGACCTCATTCGCCACCAGGTTGGCGTTCAAGGCACTGTAATAGGTGTTATAGGATAATACATCCAATAACTGTGATAATACCGATCCTTCAAAGTTATAGTCAGTAAAAGTATCAGAAGATCTCATGAACTCCTTCAAACTTGTTTTTACCTCTTCAAAGTCGAGATTAGTTACTTGATTAAATGCCATTATACTCTTTCTAGTATTAAGTTAAGTGATTGTGGATCTAAAGGTATTCCTATAATTCTGTAAAATATACTTATCCTTATTTCATTTCTATCAATATTATCTTGCACATCCACATCAAGCAATTTTATCCTTGGTTCATATGCATTTAAGGCATCTTCAATAGCAATTTGGATATCATCTGCTGTTGCAAGGGTAAAATTCTCAAATAATGCTCCAACAACAGTACTTCCGAAGTATGGGCGAAACGCTCTATCCCCTCTAGTGGTCATTACGATGTTTTTTACTGCAAATTTGATCGCTTCAGCGTTCTTTAGCAGTGGTAAATCCTTAGTTAGAGGATTTTTATCAAAATTAGGGTTTAAATCGACGAATTTTTTTGAGACAGTCGCCATTTTTTAACGAACTTTACCTTTTATATATCAGGGTTTCTCAGATTCTTCCCTTTTTTCCTTTTTAGGGGGTTGTGAAGGGTATTCACTGATTAATTTTCTGCCAGATTTGACAAATTCTTCACTTTTATCGACTCTGATTGTCATTTTTCCATTATTTTACGCTAACACTATCTATAAGCATAAAAAAAGAGGGTCGAATGACCC